GCATTTGTGCCACTTGGACTTTTGATCCAGTTATTAACAACAATATTTCCGTTAACTGTTAAAACTTCTGCTAGAGTAGCGGTATTGACGCCCAGCTTGAAATTGGTGAAATCCATGTACACCAATGTTTGTGTTCCAGTTCCTGGGTTTGTAGTGAAGGATAAGTCTACGCCCTGACGATCTAAATTCGTCAGGAGCATGGGTCCTTCAACTCGAGATATTGCCATTAGTACACTCCCTATTGCTTATTTATTGATAGCAATTATGGCGTTGTAGTACTTGCAAAATTGTGTAATATTACCAAAACTTGCCCGGTTGGCGGGGCAGATGTAAATGTAATAGTGGTACTAGCACTACCACTGAAAGTGTATGCAACTCCAGGATTCTGATAAACACCGCCCAAGAAAACCAACACCTGGGCCTCTGATCCCGATGCATACGCAGTAGACATAGTGAAGGTGGTTAGTACACTATTTGGTGTTGCTAGTGTAGCGCCGCCACCCAATGGAGTCAATGAGCTGTCTTTCTTGATAGTTGCGTTACCAACTTTGGCAAATGTCTGCCAGGTGCTGTTTGTAGCATCGTAGTATTGTACCACGTTGGTATCTGTTACAAATCTAATAGAACCAATCACTGCCGGATTGCCGTAGTTGAACGCGGTAGTGGCCTGAGGTAGCTGTACACTATAGCTCTGTCCTTTTATCTGACGATTACTAGCAAAACGTCCCATATTAAATTCCTGTGAAACTGACTGTTACACTGACTGCATTTGCCACAGTTGGTTTAATCTGTAGAGTATCGCCATTGTTAAACAATAATCTTTCCCATTCCATAACATAGGTATCGTATCCAGCAACTGTTAGGTTTGCATAAATTTGATTTTTTACATTTGCTGTAGCGGTGCTTGGTACTGCATATACGTTTGCTTGCACCGCAGATCCGCTGGTGTTGCAAAGGTACGCAGTGGTCACAGCACTATTACCAGCACTGGTATACACAATGGTTGTATTTGTGTTTTGAAGTAAATTTCCTGCTATTGACATGTTGGTTCCTAAAAGATAATGGCGTATACAACTGCTCTAGATTTTGTAATCAATTCTTGGTTTACAATGCCGTCGTCGGTTGTGATAAAAAGTCCTGTACCACCTGTACTGGTATTTGATGCTGTCATCAGCACGTAATTACTAACAGAACTAGGTGTACCACCGCCGGCATATTTTTTCATCTGCAAGTTACCATCCAGCTGTAGTGCAACTGTTGGATCTATGTAGATATTGTTTGAGTTGTTGTTAACAATAGCAGAGTTAGCGGTGTTTAAATTTGCGGCCAACTGCGGGCTTGCATCGTCAACCACGCGAGTGTTGCCTGTTGTGGTTGCTACAATATTGTAGTATGTGGTTCCGTTATTGGTCACTGTCCACTTTTGTGTTCCTTCGTTCCAGATTAAAGAAACGTTGGCACTTGTGCCTCGATCAACTTGAATACCAGCATTCAGTGTTGGGCCTTGCCCAGTGCCCACCAAGCCCGAATTGAGCTCAATGATGTTATCGTACAAAGTGGTATTTGTAGTGCTGATAGTTGTGGTGTTACCACGGACAAACAAATTGCCATTCACAATCACATTACCTGAATCCAAAATAATCGGATCAGTTAGGTTGATTGTATGGATGACGTATGGTCCGCCAGAATTTTTAATTATACTCATAGTTGTAGGCCGTTTGCTTTATTTATGTTAGATTGAGTGGAGCACAAAAGACAAATGGCTACCGAAGTAGCCATTGTGTTTTACCTAGTGTTTAGATTAAACGCTGTCAATTTTTACTGTGATGTTGCTGGCACTTACGTTGGCCGCAGTACTAAAACTCCACTTGTAAATTTGTCCGGTATTGCTCCACGCCTTACGATCCGTGATTTTCTTGACCTGGAACGTGCTTCCATCTGCGAATTCAGCACCAACTGTAACATTGCCTGCGGCTGTTGGGCCTAAGTCGGCATAACTGCTACCGGTACCTGTGGTGTTTGTAGACTCCAGGCGTAGTGTCTGCTTCACTTGATTTGCACCAGCTACATTGGCCATTGTATATCTACGGCTTCCGCGTTGCTTGAGGAAGTCGGCATTGTAGTCACCAGTTGTTGTGCCAGTGAACCAAGCATTGCCGCGTATGGCTGATGTGTAATTGGCACTGGCTAGAGTAGCAGTTGCACTTGCGGCACCACCGTTGGCACCAAAGAATGTAATAGCTGGATTGGTAGTTGTGTATCCAGAACCCACTGTGCCTAATCCAACTGATTTAACAGCACCGTTGGCAAACAGGTAAACTGTGCTTACTGTTGCTCGTGTGCCATTGTCTAGGTCTGGTGCGGCAATGGTTGCGCTCACGTTGGCTGAATAATAGCCTGTACCACGTGTTAGACTATTGAGTGTGATATTACCTGATGTTGATGCAATCATTTGACCACCAACTGCGGTGTTTGACTCTACACCAGCACCTGCGCCTTGACCATAGGTAAGTGGTTGCGGATTTAGATATTTTTGTTTAATAGGACGTCCCATTTGTTTCTCCTTGTGTTATTGGCGTTCTAGGCCTCGCGGTGGGGACCGCAAAACTCTCTCTCGAGTGAACAAGTATATTTATCAGAAAACTTGTGTTCTACCTTTCTACGTCATATAATACATACATGTTGTGCAAGTCAGACTGCATTCCATACTCCTGTTAGTTTTAGATAGCCCAGTTGACCCTGGGCTATTTTTTTGATCAACAAAAAAGGGCCTTGCGGCCCTTTAGTGTAACTTCCCATCCCGAGGGTAAAAAGTTTATTCCAATATTACTGGAAGCTCAAGTTCGCAACAGCGATTTCGCTCAAGTAATCAGCGGCATTACCTAGAGATGATGCTGTGTTTGTCAACTCAACATATCCATAGCGTGTCATGAAGCCAACTACTGGTTCGAATGTTGATGGATCTAGAACAACACCAGAACTCATTAGAGGAATATATGGGCAATAGAACGCGGCCGCATCAGCCTCGCTAGAACCTTTGTATCCAACCAATACTGACTGGCTGTCGCTAGCATAGCTATCAACATAAATGCGCATTGCGCCATTCAATGTACCAACAAACTTGGTGTTTGTAGGAGCTTCAAATGTACCTTCTGTTGTACGAGCAAACGCTGAAGTAGTTGCAGATTGCAATACTGTCAATGCGGCGCTAGATACAACTGCCCAGTTACCAGCACCACGACGTGTGCGTTGTGCGATCAAGTTAGCGGCACGGTTGATAAGAACTGCCAATGCGGCATGCTCGTCACCAACGAATGTAGCTGTACCTGACACAGCTGACTGGTCAAATGTGTACTCAGTTGCGGCCAATGAACGTAGTGAACCTAGGATCTCTTGGTCGATCTCAACTGTGATCTCTTGTGCCAAAGCGGCCATGATTTCTGCTTCAACGTCTAGACCGTGCATTGATTGTGCATCTTGCGCGGCTTCAAATGTCCAACGAGCTGATAGCTTGCGAGTTTTCGCTTCTACAACTTGTTTTAAGATTTGAACGTTCAAACGGTTACCTGGTAAACCTTCAAGTGTTGCTGTTGAAGATGGGCCACCTGTTGTGCTTGTTCCACCGAAGTTACCAGCTGAAGAACCTGTAACACCAGAGTAAGCTACAGCAATCTTGAATGGAGACAATGCCTCGTCACCAGATTGTGTGCTTGTACCATAACCACTGCTGTCAGTCATGCTATCAGCATAACGTACACGCAATGTGTGGATCTGTGCAACTGGACCTGTCATTGGCTGGATACCAACGATTTCGTTTGCAATAACTGTTGGCATAACACGACGGATAACTGGTAGAATAACACGGTTAAGTGTTGCTACGTTACCTGCCGATGTGCCACCTGAGGTAGCACTTTCTGCCAAGTACTTGCGAGTGTTTTCTAATACAACACTCATGGAGGTTCTACGTGAACCTTGTAGGCCTTCTAGCAGGGCTTCTTTGGTTTCGCCCCAACGGCTCTCTAATAGTGCGGTTGTCATAATTTTTCCTTCTCCTGTTTAGGGTTATTTAAGCCCTGCTAAACGCTTGATATCAATCACGTTAGTGGTATCATCAGTGGCGCTGACCTTAGCAGTAGTTTTATCTCCAGTGACTTCTTTACGACCTTCTGTTAGCATGGCTGATTTAACTGCCTGTGCCTTGGATGGACCGTTTGTAAGTACAGCCGGTAGATACTTTTCAAATGCAGACTGAAGACGATCGGTCTGAACATTTTCGAGAAGCTCACTCATAATGGTGGCTTTCTCTTCGTTCAACGGTTTCAATAGAGCGTTCAGTTTAGCCTTACGATCTTGTGATTCCTTGATAACTTTAATTTCTTTCTCTTTGCTTTCAACAAGCATGGATGTTCTTTCCATGATTGATTTAGCTTCTTTAAGTTGTTGCTCTTTTTGTTTTACAGCGCCTTGCAGTTTAGCAATTTCTTTGTTCTCATTTAGGTGAGTAACAGCGAATTCGCCTGCAAATGCTTCAAACAAGCGACGACCAAAATTGTTCTCACGAGCAGTTTGGATGTCTTCCTTCAGCTGAGTTAACTCAGTCTCAAGGCTGGTTGCAATAGCTTCTTTAACAAGACGTGAGCTCTTGGCAATGAAATCTGATTTCAACTGTCCAAGTTTTTGTTTACCTTCGCGCACCAAACGTACACGAGCTTCAACAACTGCTTTCTTATCCTGTTCAAACTCTTTGATCTCTGTAGAAAGGGCTTCAATAACAAACTTCTCTAGACTCTTGATAGAGTTCTGATACTGTTTACGATCTTCACGCAATTCTTTGATCTCTGCAGATAGTTTAGCAACCATGAAGTTGTCAAACTTTCCTGCGCTTTCAAGCATGTGACTACGGAACTTCACACGATCTTCTGCTAGAGCTTGTTTTTCGTCCTGGAACTCTTTAATTTCCACAGACAAAGCCTCGGTAACCATGTTGTCAAGAGCCTCAACCATAGTAGACTTGTCATGCTCATAACGCTGAGCAAATTCCTCACGCAATTCAGCGCGAACAGCTTCTTTAGCTTCACTTAGCTTGGCTTCCCATGCTTCGTTAATAGCTACTTTGGTGTCCTCGTTGATAATGCCTGCATCCAACAATGGTTTGATAGCATCAAACATTATACCTTCTCCTATATTTTCAAGTCCTTGATCAAGCGAGTTACCTGCTCTTTCAAGTACTTTTGCACACGCTGGTCTTGTCCAGCTTCTTTTGCATTCTCTAAAACCAAATGTCCGTGTCTCATATTCATGAGGCCCTCGTAAATTGCCTTAGGGTACGCATGTGGCGCTGAGGGTTGTGCAACCACGTCCACAGTGATGATTTCAAAATCACTGACCTGTCCGGAGCCTTCGTTTACATTACCTGATCCACGACTGCTCACACCTAACTTCACTCCGCTTTCTAACATGGTTTTCACCAGGTTGCCCATCGGAGTTGGAAGAATTTTTAATTTGCCATAACCGCAATGTCCATCCATCCACATGTCTGTGATCATATGGCTCACGCGGTCTAAGTTAATCTTAAGATCGTCTGGGTGATCTACTTCCCCGAGAACGGAATATCCGCCTTTGATTTGTTCGTTAATTGATGAAACTGCCTTCTCTATTTCGTGAACAGGATACACACGTTGGTTAGCGTTTTTCACGCCTCCCTCGATGCATATCCCTTTCATGTAGAGATTCTTACCACCTTTACCGTCGCGGTCATCCTCTACCAGGACTTCCATACGAGCGGCATCAAATGTAAGTGCCTCTTTAAGATACAAAGCCATATCTAAGTTTCTCTATTAACGTGCTTGGCCGTTGGTAATAGTTTTCTTGTTTACAGAAACTGAACCATTGGCGCCAACTTCTTTACCACTCTCGCTGTCTTTCTTGATAGGCTGACGGCTAGATTGGTCTTTGTAGGCTGTTTTGCCTGCATTACCACCTGGTACATTCTTGAAAGAACCTGCGCCTTTTAGTTCGCCTTTCTTTTTGCTGTACTCATTGCTTGGTTGTGGAACTGACTTGTTGTCCGGGCTAGACTCTGAACCACCTTTTACGATGTTAGCAGTTGTACCACCCATGTCGTTCTTGCCAGCTACAATAGACTTGCTGTTAACTGATGGGTTATCGCCACCTGTACCAACTGTCTTGCCTTCGCCTTTTGCTGGCTCTTGGCTGTAGATTTCACCTACTTTGTCTACGTATTCACGTAGTTTTTCGGCATTTGTCTTACGATAGTTGCGAGATTCTTCTACCTCTTCTTCCTCATCGTCTTCTTCGTCTTTCTTATCAAATGGATTTACACCTTTTTTAGGTTTGCCTTCCATCATGCCCATGCCTTCCATTTCCTCTTCGTCGCCCATGTCATCCATGCCACCAAACTCTGGATCATCCATACCATCGTGATGTTCTGGTTCGTGCTGTTCGTCTGACATTAGTGCGTCAAATTCTGCTTTTAATTCGTCAAGAGCATCTTCTAGATCCATAACGCGATCTTCTAGATCCTCTTCACCGTGTTCTTCGCCATCAAGCTCATCGCCGATTTCGCCGCCAACTTCGCCTTCGCCATCTTCATGGTCTAGGGCAAACTCTTCGTCGTCTTCTTGCATGCCTTCATGGTCTGCACTTACTTCGTCAACTAGTTCTTCAACTTCGTCTCCGCCAGCGTGTTGTTCTCTTTCATCGTCCATCATTGACTCATAGATGCCGCGGCTTTTTTCTACCACGATATCATGAAACAATGCACGGGCTTTGTCCTGTTCGTCATTGACGATATATTCAATTAGTTTTTCATACTTGTTCATAATGAACTCCTTAAATTAGGGCTTTGTAACGTACTTAGTGGGTATATAAAAAATAGTGAAATAACGGTGTTTTTTGACTCAAATTTGAATCATAAGAACATTGTTATTACACCGATGCTGGGGCCCCACCGCCCATTGCATCACCGCCGCCGGCGGCTTTATACTGTTTTGATACCTTGGTTAGCTTTTTTTCGTGCTCTAGATTACGCACATCATTCATGATTCTCATGCGATTAATCTGATCTAAGCTAAGTCTGGTTTTGCGGAGATCACTGAGTTTTAGCACAGAATTGTCATCTTTTTCTGTGCTGTATCCTGTATGATCTGGAGACGGGTCAAATAATTCAAATACGTTCATAATGTATTATTTATACCCAATTGGATATTACACACCCGGAGTGGTTAAATTAGTACCTCCCGGTGCTTCGCCTGTCGGTGCGGCTTCCGGATCGCCGCCTTCTGCGCCTGGATCAGCTGGTGCTTCTAAGTTGTCCAGGTCGCTTTGCATGCCACCTGGGCTTACACCTACACTACGCAATCCTGCTTCTTCAGCTGGTGCATTTTCAACATCGCCTTGCTCTTCGCTCCACATGCGCTCGTTGTCTGCCATTTCAGCTTCTGTTAAGCCTAGAT